TTTCATTATAACGATACTCCTGATAAAAGTTCTACAGTTTTCACAACGTCATTATATGTTACATCATATTTTCTTATGAGTTTTTCCACTGTATCTTCCATAATCGTAGTGTGTTCAAACGGATTTTCTTTATCATAATCGGTAACAATTAACTTACACAATTCCCAATTACCTTCAATCATTTTTCCATTTACATCATATAGTTTCATACTTTCCATCCTTCACCAAATTCTGTATTATCAAATAGAGGACTAGTAAAATCATCCTCACTTTCGGTTTGATTACTATCTACAATACCCTTTTGAGCCTTTTCATCCAAATTATTTAAACGCATTTTTGCACGGTCAATTCCAATCACGAACCGTTTATTTATTGTTGGGTCGTTATATCTATTTTTGAGTTGTTTGACTGCAATTTGATTGAGTCCATCGAGTTCTTCATTAGATATGAGTGCAAACATAAGATCGGCCGTGGCAGGAAGTCCAAAACTTTCAGATGTGTCTTCAAGACCAATATCCGTAGATATGAAACCTGATCTAGTGGTCTGTGTTGCTGACATAATTGGGAGATTTGTCTCAACCGCCAATCCCCTAAGTTCTTCTGCAATCGATTTAATATACATGTAAGAGTTAACACTGGTTGATCCTTTAAATCTACTTGATGCACATATATTCAGATAGTCCACAAAAATAATATCTGGTTTGAAAGATTTCTTGATTGCTAATTCCTTAACTAATCCACGAAAATGACCAGTATGTGCGGAGGCTGTCGGATATTCCTTAATAATCAGTTGTCCATTAGTGTCTTTTTTAATACGACCTATCTTAGTAACATACATGGACTTGGGTAGGTCATGTAAATCTTCCATAGAGATATTCATCAAGTTTGCATCTATCCGCTCTGCAATACGTTCTTCCGCCATCTCTAATGTAATATATAGAACATTTTTACCTTGGTTCATACAGTTGGCTGCCATATGACACATGAACAGAGATTTACCTACACCAGTACCCGCAAGTGCGATATTAAGGGTTTTAGGAGGCAATCCACCCTTAGTGATACGGTTGAAAAACTCTAAATCAAACGGTATTTTCTCCTCTACTGTATGGTAAAAATCAAATCTTTCATCACTATCCAGTAGGTAATCATGGCCAACAGAGTTATCAAAACCAACAGCCAAGGCGTCTGAGAGAATATTAGGCAGAGAGTCAATATCTCGCTCCTTATCCTTTCCATCAATGATTTGTATACCTTCAACAATCGCATTGTACACCGCCTTATCTTTACAGAATTTCTCTGTAGTCTCTACTAACCATTCAAAATTCGCATTTTCATCCTTTTCAAGGCTCTTAACTACAGATAATACCGTTTTAACATCTTGTTCATTCAAGTCTCGGCGATTATCAATCTCAATCTCAATAGATGATTTGGTTGGTAGAGAATTATATTTCTCCACGAATTTCTGAATCTCTTCAAATATAATACGCTCATTACGGTCAGAAAAGTAATCCTTCCTCATATGTGGAAGTACTGTTCTAGCGTAATCTTCGTTTTCTATGAGCTCTGAGAGTGTTGTTTTTTCAATAGTCTGCATTTAAATGTTCCTCCAGTGTGCCAATATTTTGTGTTTTTTCCACACCATATCCCAAATTAAATAAACACTGCTCTATAGCATATTTACGAATGTGTTTGCAGCTATTGGTTGCGAAAGAAGAATATTCATTCCATTCTATTTTTTTTAATTTACTAATGATATCTTCTTTATCCCTTTTTAATATAACACCATAACCAGAACCATATTTTACATCTTTAAAATCATACACTGTAGAAAGAGTCTTACCAAAAAATGATGATGATACATAAAAATCATATTCCCCTATCTTATCTAATCCACACAATCTATCTGGTGATGAGCAAACAGTATATATATCCGCATAATTTGATACGTCATAATCTGGAAAGATACTTTTCCCTTCACCCCTTTTCCACACTTGAAATAGTGTGTTGACTTTAGTTTCTTTATTATTGTCTGGTGAAAAGAATGATTCACCCATAAGAATCTCTGAATGAATTAGATGTCCATTCTGAACTCTTTTCATATTACTCCCTTTACCATTGCTATGAAATGACATTGGTAATATAAACGCAACATAGTCTGCAAATAATAAGGAGCGATTTATAAATGCAAGAGCTATCGCACCCCTAACACCAAAAGGTGGATTACCAATCACAACATAATTATTATTTTCTTTTGGATACCATGTTAAGTAATTGGCTTGTTCAAACTCTAATCTTTTACGATCATGTAGTTCTACACCAATGCGATTTTTAACTGGTAGTAAATCGTAAAATACTCCTTCCCCAGCAGATGGTTCAATATAGGTATAGTCACTAGTGGGTATCACCCGATTAGTAATGTCAATACATTTCTGAGCCGTCTTTGGTGACGTAAAGTAACTGTCAGCGGGTAAACTTTTGTTTATCGCATAATGTGGTAACTCTGTTTTACTTTTATTGTTTACTAAACCATCCCACGCACTAGACAATCTTTGATACCTCACGTTTAAAGTTTTCTGGTGTAAGGGGCATTACACTGTATTTGGCACTAGGAGATTTTCGAGCAGACAGTTTAAAACTGTCCTCACCATTTTTGGTCATAGATGTAGTTAGTTCTTCCACTTCTTTTTTACTCCAAATACCAAACCACAAATCATTGGGAGAAACACCAAGACAAAAAGCATAATCGTACTCTACATCTTTTTTCAATCCATTGAACTGAAATCCACCACCAGTATCTTCAGTGGCAAGTTTGTTTTCAAATGTAACTTTGGAAGCAATAAGAATATCAAACGGTCCTTTACCTCCATTGATAATTCCAGCATCCATACCGATAATTTCTTCTATCAAAGCAGCAGTAACCTCTTCTCCAAAATCACCTTTAGGTGTGTTTGCAGCAGCTTTAACGACCTCATATTTAGATTTATACCACTTATCTTCAATCCTACCAGCAAGTTTTTCCAACAGGGGGGTAACGACTTCATCAATAGTTTTCATAACAATATCTCTCCTATTTACTCTTTCAAAAAAGTCAATGATTTCAATGACTTAGCGACATAGTAAATTTGCATTAAAACGCCTCTTGGGTGAATGATGCAGCGGTCGCTGGGGCCTCTTCTTCTTTAGTTTCATCAGTTTCACCAGTGATTACACCGGCGTCGATCTTGGTGTAGAGGTCAAGGAATGATGCCTTTGTGTCTCCATCAAAACGGGCGACACACAACTCAATCGCTTCCATCTTATCACCGAAGATGGCAAACGCTTTGACAATGTGGTCTAACCGCCGGGTGGAGATGACTTCATCAACTCCACCATCGTAGAAGGTTTTCCGAATTACTTCTGCCCAAGTAACTAGGTTAGAAGCAAACTCATCATCAACCTCACCATACTTCTTCATGGAGTTAACTACGATCTTCTTTTCGGTCGCAGGCGTCGCATAGGGCTGTTCAAATGTCACGGCAAACCGTTCTAAAAAAGCTTCATTAAGGATGTTCGTGCCGATGAAGCGGCCATCCTCAGAACCTTTTCCTTTGGTGTTCGCAGTGGCCATCACGTTAAACCCATCTTTGGGAACAATCCACTTGTTGATCTTCTTCAGGAAGACACCCTTACCTTCTAGCACAGGCTGTAAGGCAAGCAACTTATTAGAACCTAAATCACACTCATCAAGGAGCAACGTGCAACCTCGTTCCATCGCCTCAATCACAGGGCCGGGAACGAACTTGGTTTCACCGTTAATCAACCGGAAGCCACCCAGCAAATCATCTTCATCAGTTTCGATGGTGATGTTTACCCGAATGAGATCCTTATGCATCTTGGCGTGGACCTGTTCGATCATCAATGTCTTACCGTTACCAGACAGGCCGGTGACGAAAATGGGATAAAACAGGCCTGACTTTACAATCTTCTCGATCTTGGAGAAGTTACCCCAAGCAACGAAACCCTCAAACGGAGCAGGAACCAAGTTCTGCTTCTCCATATTTGAGGCAACCAAATTGACAACCGTCAGGTCATCATCGGGAGCAGGGGCCGTCACAGAAGTAGGAGCAACACCTTCAAAGGGCAACTTGTAAGCATTGTATCCTACCGA